CGCTACGAGTCGATTCTCAATCCAGGCCCTGCTTTGCTCGGCATGACCTGGAGCGAGGGAACCGATGGCGTGGAAACCAAGGGCGGGCAGCAGGAACTGGTGGACTTCTGCAAGGCCGGCGTGGAGATGCCGCGGTTGAAGTCCGTACTTCCTCCCGGGAAGGAACGCTACACGGTGACGCTGCGGACGACCAGACGCTGGCCGAACCGTAATTCTAGGCAGGACTGGTTGACCTTCGCGGCCGAGATCGGAGCCCGGGTGATTCCGGACTATGACGTGGAGCCGATACACCTGCACGAGAGAATGAGCCTGTACGCCGGCGCGGAGATGAACTTCTTCGTCACGAATGGCCCGGTGATGCTCTGCTTTCTTTCCGAGTACCCGGCGATGGGGTTCGACGTTCAGAACTCTCCGATGATCCCACTTGGGATTCCGATGGGAGAGTCCTACCCGTTCCTGATGCCGGACCGGCACTTTCAGATTTACGAACCGGACACGGAAGAGAGCATCCGCAAGAACTTCGATTCATGGCGTAACAGATGAACCCTTTCCTTCCGGTGTGGGAGCACCTCGAGCAAAGCCTCCCGAGACCCACGCGATTCGCCGGCTACACGTCGATGCCGTATGCGACGTTCAGCGAGAAGCTCGCGCGAGGCGATGCCGAATTCGTGCACTACGTGGTGTCATCTCTCTACCGCGGCGAGGTGTGGCTGCTGACCGGCGCTTTCGAAGTCGAGTTCATGCGGACGCTGCGTGAGCGGACGGTAACGTGGTGCCGAACCCGTGAGCCGTCGTTTCACAAGATGCTTGAAGGCTCGCCAGACTTCCACCGCATCATCGATCTCGAGGCCGGGCTCAAGTATTCATTCCGCTGCTGCAAGCATTCTGCCTACTTCTACCGCTGGAACGACGATCCGCTCGGGGTGTGGCCGTACATCACCGAGCGCTGGCGGGTGATGAAGACGCTGATGGGGCTGAAGCCGGACGAGTACGAATCCTTCACGCCGAAGGACGGGGTTGTGGACCGGATTCAGATCGTGAGGTATCCGCCGGCCATCGGATACCTCGAACCGCATCAGGATCCGCATCTTCATCAGCGGCTTTTCTTCTCCGCCTACATGAGCGAGCGAGGGAAGGACTACGAAGGCGGGGGTTTCTACCTCGTGGACAAGCAGGACAAGGCGGTGGAGATGGAGGACCACATTCGCGTCGGCGATATCTGCGTGGGCTACGCGACGGTGTTCCACGGGGTGGCGCCGTGCGACCGGCACAAGGCGCCGGACTGGAAAGCGACCGACGGAAGGTGGTTCCTGTCGATGTACTCGAACGCGAGCGACGAGGTTCCGCGAAGGCATACCGGAAGACCGGCAAGGGTGGAGATTCCAGGGGTGCTGCCTTGATCGTTGTGGAAAGGACGCTGGCTGACGTCGACGCTGCTGCGTCCCTTCCGCCTGCGATGCTGAACGACGGCACGAACTGGCAGGGCGTGGTGGTGACGAAACCATGGGGTTACGAGGTGGAGCTCTATTGCGAGGGCGTGGTGAGCGTCACGAGGCTGGTGCTTTCCCCTGGAGGGGAAACCTCAATGCACTGTCACCCAGGCAAGTCTGTGCTGCTCATGGTGAGCGAGGGCTACTGCGAACTGGAGAGCCTTCGCGTCATCTACAAGCTCAAGCCCGGTGAAATGGTGCGGATTGGACGAGGGGCCTTTCACCGTATCAGGACCGAGGGAGGCGCGAAGCTGATCGAGGTGGAGTCGCCGCCGAACAAGGCGAATATCGTGCGGCTCGCGGACAAGTACGGCCGCGGGCAGGGGTACGAGAAGTGCGCGTAGCCGACTACGTGGTGGCGCGGCTCGCCGAGGCGGGAATCGGCCACGTCTTCACGGTATGCGGCGGTGGATCGATCTTCCTGAACGACGCGCTCGGGCGCTCTAAGGACATGAAGTACGTCGCTTGCCATCACGAGCAGGCTTGCACTATGGCGGCCGAGGCTTACGCCAGAGTGCGCAATGGACTCGGCTGCGCGCTGGTGACTTCGGGACCCGGCGGCACGAACGCGATCACCGGGGTTGCGGGGGCGTGGACCGACCACGTTCCTACGATCACGATCAGCGGGCAGGTATTCAGCACGCAGACGATTCAAGGCCGTGGGTTGAGGACCCTCGGGGTGCAGGAGATCAACATCGTCGACATCGTGAAGCCGATCACGAAGTACGCGGTTATGGTGACGGACCCGCAGAGCATCCGGATGCACCTCGATCACGCGATCCGGACAGCTACTCACGGACGACCTGGCCCGGTGTGGCTCGATATCCCTGCCGACGTACAGAACGCGAAGATCGAGCCGCAGCGGCTGGAGACTTACTGCTCGTCTTCTCAGATGGAGAGCGATCTTTCTACGGTGCCGGAGGTGATTCGTTTGCTGCAAACCGCGAAGCGCCCGCTGGTTCACGTCGGGCAGGGCGTGAGGCTGGCGGGCGCCGAAGCGGAGTTCTTCGAGTTCGTAGAGAGAGCCGGCCTGCCGGTGCTCACGGCGAGGAACGCGAACGACATCATCGACTCGGGGCATGAGCTTTACATCGGGAGACCCGGGACATTCGCTCAACGAGGCGCTAACTTCGCGGTGCAATCCTGCGACGTGTATCTGGCGATCGGCACGAGGCTTTCGCTGGCGCAGACTGGCTACAACGCGAAGGACTATGCCCGGCACGCGAAGGTGATCATGGTGGACATCGACCGGGCAGAACTCGACAAAGGCACGGTGCCGATTGCGCTGAAGGTGCAGGCCGACGCGAAAGAGTTCCTGCGGGAACTGAACCGGCGAGCCCCTGAGTGGCCGGACTGGCGCGGATGGCTTGCGCGGTGCAAGGCACTGCAGGAGAAGTATCCGCCGGTAACCGAGGCTCAGCGGACGCAAGAGAAGTTTTGCAACAGCTATCACCTCGTTGACGAGCTATCGAACCAGCTCACGAAAGATGACGTGGTGGTGACGGACATGGGGTTCGCCTTCCAGAACGTCCACCAGGCTTTCAGGGTAAAGAGGGGGCAGAGAGTCTTCACGAACTGCGGCCTCGCGTCTATGGGGTGGGGACTTCCTGCGGCTATCGGGGCTGCGGTGGGAAGCGGAAAGAGGGTGGTGTGTGTGGCCGGTGACGGCGGGTTGATGGATAACGCGCAGGAGCTTTCCACGGTAAAGCACCATCAGCTTCCGGTGAAGCTCTTCGTGCTGAACAACGGCGGCTACCTGACGATGAGGCAGTCGCAAGCGAACGCCTTCGACCGATACATGGGAAGCGATGAAGGCTCCGGGCTTTCGTTCCCGCACTTCAGGAGACTTGCCGAGGCGCACGGAATCTACTCGATGCGCTGCGAGGACTCGGAGATGCTGCACGACGTGGTAGCGGGCGCGCTGTCAACGCCCGGCCCGGTGCTGTGCGAGATCATGATGGCCCCGGACCAAGCGCAGATCCCGAAGTCTGTGAACCGCCGGGAGCCGGACGGGACGATCAAGCAGACGTCGCTCGAGGACTCGTGGCCGTACCTGCCGCGGGAAGAGATCGAGGAGAACCTGCGAGTATGAAAGCCCTAATCGTCACCGGCCGCGGCGTGCAGGATCAGGAACTCAGCTATCCGATCGGCCGCCTAGATGAGGCCGGCTGGGAGGTCACCGTGGCGGCGGACGACCACGGTGAGTTTCAAGGCATTCAGGGCGTCAAGTTCTTCGCGAACGCCAGCCTGTTGGATGAGGCGGAAGTTGACCCTGAATACGAGATGCTGGTGATTCCAGGTGGGGTCAAGTGTATGGAGCACCTGCGTTTGAACAAGGCCGCGCTGCACATCGTTGCGAGGTTCCGCCGGGTTCGCAAGGAAGGCGTGATCGCTTGCATCTGCAGCGGCGCACAACTGCTGATCTCTGCGGGCATCGTGAAGGGAAGACGCATGGCCTGCTACCCAGCCATGCGGGTGGACTTGGAGAACGCGGGCGCGAAGTTCGTGGACATGCCGGCGGTGGCGGACGATCGCATCGTCACCTCTCCTCATTACCGCCACGTAGGGCCGTGGATGGCCGCAGCGCTGGCGTGCGTCGCGGGGGTAGGACGATGACGCTTCGAATTTCGGCGATCAGCAACGCACGGGCGAAGGCGTACTTCAGAAAGCACTCTGCATTCCGCGGGGAGTTCAACCTTGCCATCGCGGTAGAAGAGGACGGGGCGGTGAAGGGTGTCGTTGCCATGCAGGCCGACGGCAACGAGTTTCGCAAGGCGCACATCTCGACGGACGGCAGCGCGTTTCTCGGCTCGCTTCTCTACGGTGCGATGGTGCGCTCGGCGATGGCCTTGGGATACAAGACGCTCACGCTGTGATCAAGTACGTGCACGCTGTCCTGCTGGTGGGCGGGAAGTACGCCATGCAGTTACGCGACGAAGACATTGCGGTGTACCCGGGAGGCTGGGGGCTTTTCGGCGGCGGCATCGAACGCGGGGAAAGCTCGCTGCAGGCGCTGTGCCGGGAACTACGGGAGGAGCTCGAGCTCGCCGTGGATCTCGCGGAGTACCTCGCCGACGTAGCGCCGTGCCGGTTCTTCGTGGTGGACGCGACTGACAGGTGGGACGGGCACGTATTGCACGAGGGGCAGGAGGCAAGGCTGTTCGCTCCCGAGGAAGCTTTTGCGCTACCGCTCAACGACATGACGCGGGCGGCGCTGGAGGCGCACCGTGGACCTCGGCATTGAGGGCAAGCTCGCCCTGGTGGTCGGGGCGAGCCGCGGGATGGGGAAAGCGGTAGCAGGGGAGCTCGAGGCGGCCGGCTGCCGGGTTCTCAGGGCCTCCCGCTCGGCCGGGGACTACCTGGTGGACCTCACCGACGGCCAGCAGGTAGCCGAGCTGGTGGACAAGATTCGCGACCGCGAGGGGGTGCCGGACATCGTGGTGCACGTCGCCGGCGGTTCTATGGGCATCCGCGACGAGATGCTGCCGTGGTCGGAGTGGGCGAAGGTCGCGCAGTTGAACCTCGGGGCGGCACACGACATCAACCGGGCGTTCCTGCCGACGATGGCAGAAAGAGGCTGGGGCCGTATCGTGCACTTCTCGTCGAACGGGGTGAAGCTCGGGACGGGGAGAGCGCCCTACATCAGCGCAAAGCACGCGGTAGAGGGCTACGTGCAGATCATGAGCCGGCTCTACGCGCATCGCGGGGTGGTGATTACCGCAGTATCTCCGGGCCCGATCTACACGCCGGGACTTTTCATCTACTCGCAGAATGAGGAATGGACGAAAGCCTTCATGGAGAAGTACGTGCCGATGGGCCGGTGGGGACGGGACGAGGAAGTGGCGGGAGCTGTGGCGTTTCTGTGTTCAGAACGCGCTTCCTACATGGCCGGTTCGATAGTTGATATTTCTGGGGGGATGCGGTGAAGCTACTGCTGTGCTTCCTGTTCGGCCACCGCTGGTCGGTGAGGCGATACCGCTGCCCTCCGGATTGCCGCTTGTGCTCGCGCTGCGGGAGGATGGAAGCGCATGGCCTTGGTGGCTGGTCAGAGGTTTTCTGAATGAAGCAATTCGGCGGCTGGTGGTTTACTGACCATGAAGCCCACTTCCCAGAGTGGATCGCGAAGAAGAACCAGCTCATAGATGGACGCTTGGCTTACCAAGGTCACAAGCTGCTTGCTTCTCTCGAGTATTGTCGGTCGTTCCGCTGCGCCGTCGATGTAGGCGGGCACGTCGGCACGTTTGCGTTCTATCTCGCGAAGCGGTTCGAGATGGTGCAGTCCTTCGAGCCAGTCGGAGATTTGCGCGAGTGCTTCGCACGCAACGTAGATGCGAAGAACGTCACCCTGAATCCATACGCGCTCGGGGCCGCGCCGTCGATGGTAGACATGCGCATCATGCCGGCTGACACGGGCGGTACGTACGTATGCGGGGCTGGAGATGTGGAAATGCGCACCCTAGACTCATTCGAGTTGCGGGACGTGGATTACCTCAAAGTGGACTGCGAGGGCGGGGAATTGGGCGTGATCCAAGGGGCCATTGAGACATTGAAGCGCTGCCGCCCGGTGTGCATGATCGAGCAGAAACAAAGACTGCTGGAGAAAAACTTCGGCCTTCGCGGCACGCCTGCGGTGGATTTGCTGAAGGGTCTCGGCGCGCGCGTGGTGCGCGAGATCAGCGGCGACTACATCCTGGTCTTCTGAAGTGCAACCCTTGCGGTGCTTCATCGGTTTCGATCCGAGGGAGGCCGACGCCTATGCGGTAGCTGCTGCTTCGCTGAGAAGGCACGCATCGCGAGCGGTTGAAGTAAAGCCGATCGTGCTCGCGGACATGAGGGCTCGAGGGCTGTATTCGAGACCCATGGACAAGCGTAACGGCCAGTTGTGGGACGTGATCTCGGACGCGCCCATGAGCACGGAATTCGCGCTGACGCGCTTTCTCGTGCCGGAGCTGGCTGGCTGGAAGGGATGGGCGCTTTTCTGCGATTGCGACTTTCTCTTTCGGGCTGACGTAGCCGAAGTCTTCGACTACGCGAACGATAGCTTTGCGGTGATGGTGGTTCCGCATTTTCACGTCCCGTCCGAGGCGGTGAAGATGGACGGGCAGAAGCAGACCAACTACACGCGAAAGAACTGGTCGAGCTTCATGCTGTTCAACGCCGGCCACCTCGCGCACGCCGGCCAGATAGAACGAGTAGCGCGCTGGCCCGGGCTGTGGCTGCATCAATTCAGGTGGCTGCAACAAGGAGATATCGGTTCGCTTCCGGTGCGGTGGAACTGGCTGGAAGGCGTATCGGATTCGAGGATAGAGCCGAGCGCCGTGCACTACACGCGGGGCGTGCCGAGCATGCCGGGATTCGAGAACGCCGCTTTTGCCGACGAATGGAGAACGTATGCGCGCGGGAAAATTGCGGCATAGGCTTGTCGTCGAACACAAAGCTGCGGGTAGTCCGCAGCGATCCAACACCGGGGCCTCGGCAAAGTCCTGGGCGACGCTCGTTACGGTGTGGGGCTCGCTCGAGCCGCTGTCCGGACGACGCCTTGAATCGGCACAGGCGACGTGGCCTGCAGCGACCGTCGAGTCCAAGGTGCGCTATCGATCTGAGATCCTGGATGCCGACACTGCGGCAACGCCGCTTCGCATTTCCTTCGGAGGTCGGTACTACCCGATCGGCAAGGTGCTGAACACGGAGGAGCGGAATATCGAGCTGCGCCTTCTCTGCTCGCAAGGATCGGCCCGTGGCTGAGATCCAGCACTTCAAGGGTTTCCGTGAACTCGAGCAGAACCTAAAGATGCTCGGCGAGCAGATGCGCGAGCGTGGCGTCAAGAGAATGATGAGCCGCGCCGCCGTGCCGATGCGAGACGACGCTAAGCGGCGAGCGCCAGTGTTGAAGGAACCAGACCCCAGGAGAAAGCCGGGAACGCTTCGGGACGCGATCAAGATTTGGCGCAAGCGTATGACGAGGTACGCCGTCACCTACTACGTCGGCGTTCGCGGAATCTCCCGCGGCTCGATCAAGCGCTTTAAGCAGCTCACCGGGAAACAAAGTTCTGAGAATCCGAACGATCCTTTTTACTGGTTTTGGGTTGAAGCCGGGACATCCAAAATGGCGGCGAAACCGTATCTACGCCCTGCATTTGAGTCCCAAAAAGTAGAATCAGTTAGGGTCGCTCTGCATGAGGGAAGGGAGTTTGTGAGGAAGACGGCGGCGAAATTCAAAAGGGTTCGGAAGTGAAGATTTGCGCGCGCTGCAAGGCAACGAAATCACAGGGCGAGTTCTACAAGAGCAAGCGCTTTAGGGATGGCCTGCGCACATGGTGCAGGGAATGTGATCGAGAAAGCGCGCGCACGTGGGGGCGCTCTAACTCTGATCGTCGCAAGGAAACCATGATCGCGTGGCGTGCGAGCAATCAGCAACAAGAGATTGCGTGGCGGCGTGCCTACTACACAAAGAATCGTGAGCACATCATTGCAGCAAACGTAGCACGCGAGCGCAAGCACCCTGAGCGCAAGCGGTTACGCGACGCGGCATGGAGGGCTAGAAATAGGAAGGTGCTGCGTGCTAGGGCTCTGGAGTATGCCGCCGCCCATAGAGAGCAAGAAAGAGCTCGAGCTAAAGCTTGGGCCAAAGCTAACCACGGCCGAGTGGTCGCCAACGTTCGGCTTCGTGAGGCAAGAGAGAAACGCGCGATGCCGAAGTGGGCGAACCGATTCTTCATCGGTGAGATATACGACCTGGCACGCTTGAGAACGAAGCTACTAGGCGAACCGTGGCACGTAGATCACATGGTGCCGCTGGTGAGCGATACCGTGTGCGGCCTGCACGTCGAGCACAACATGCGCGTTATCCCGGGTTCCATGAACCGGGCGAAAAGCAATTCGCACTGGCCGGATAAGCCGTGACCTTCGAATCCGATCTCTATGCGGCTCTCTCCGGAGCTGCAGGACTGGTCGCGCTCGTTGGCGATGAAATCGTTCCGTCGCATGAAAGCGAGGGCGTCACCGCTGGGGAATTCGTCGTCTACACGGTGGTCTTCGACGACACGCGCTACGCCCTTACCGGCCCCTTGGACTACCGCAAGGTCAGGGTGCAAGTCGACTGCTACGCCTCTGCTGATCTCGACGGCGCGCAGGACGTGGCAATGGCGATTGCCGATGCGGTGATCGCCGCCATTCCGACTTCCGGATGGCCGCTACACCGCACGGCTCACAGTGAGCAGGACCTCGGACTCGAGACTGAAACCCGGCTCTTTCGCCGGATGCTGGAGTTCTCCATCTTTCACCGCAGCACGTAAAGGAGCCTCACCATGTATGACGCACAAGGCAGCAAGCTCTATCACAGCGAGGGGAGCCCGGCGAGCCTCGCGCAGGTGCTGAAGATCCGCCGTATTTCCGACCCGGCCTTCACGCGCAACTGGAAGGAGCGGACCGATCTCGACTCAGCGGCCGAGGAAGGCAAGCCCGGCATTCCCAGAATCGGGGAGATGTCGATCGAGGTGTTCTGGCACCCCGACGATTCCGGGCAGCACGCCGCTCTCCTGAACGCCTGGAAGGTCAACTCGCAGCGCGAATTCAAGATCGTATGGCCGGACACGGCGTTGAGCTTCGTGTCCTTCCAGGGCTTCGTGATGGGCTTCACCGGGGTCGAGGAAGTGGACGGCGATCTCGTGCGCACCTTCACGCTTCGCGGCACCGGAATGCCGAACTTCGGCACGGGCGGTTAACCGTGAGCCTTAAGGAAAAGATCCTCGCATCAGACGACCTTCCGTTCCAGGACGTGCCGACGTCGGAGTGGGAGAAGGCCGGGGTTCCTACGGTGAGAATCCGCACGATGTCTGCGGCCGACCGGGACACATGGGAAGCCGCGGCGCTGATTGCGCGGGCAAGGGCCGAGGGCACCGACAGGCTGCGAAACCTCAGAGCGGAGCTCGTGGCGCGTTGCGCGGTGGACCCGGAAACCGGAGAGCGGATCTTCGCAGACGAGGACGTCGAAGCCCTCGGGAAGAAATCGGCCAAGGTGCTGGACCGGCTCTTTTCAGTGGCCACCGACCTCAACGCGGTGACGGACTCCGACATGAAGGCGCTCGAAAAAAACTTCGCGGGCGGCCGGTCAGGCGATTCTTATTCCGCCTTGCGCTGGCTAGTGGCCGCCTCGACGTGGATCGGCTCGCTGCCGAACTTAGTTCGCGGCAAGTCGCAGAGTGGCTCGCCTTCGAGCGGATCGAAGGCTATCCACTAGGTGAGAGGGGTGACTGGTATCGGCAGGCTCTTGCGGTATCGAAGCAGGGCCGAGAGCCGAAGTCGTTCCTCCCGTGGCACGAGAAGAAGACCCGCAGCTTCGAGGAATTCAAGCGCTCCTATCCGTTCATGTTCGGTGAAAAGGTGAAGAAATAAATGGCTGTACTCGGCGCCCTCGGCGATCTCGTCCTTTCTCTGTCTGCGGACACTGCGCGCTTTCAGTCCGACCTTGGGCGCGCGAACCGCGTCGGGGAGAAGTTCGGGCGCGACATGGGGCGCGTGCTCGGAAGGCTGGCTGGGATACTCGTCGCACTCGGAGGGGCGGCGGGTTTCGGCGCTCTGGTGCGGGGGCAGATCAACGCTGCTGATGCTGCTGGGAAACTATCTCAGCAGCTCGGCATATCGGTAGAGCAGCTCTCCGCATTGCAGGTGCAGGCGGACCTCGCCAAGGTCTCGCAGCAGCAGCTCGGTGTGGGCCTTGGCATGCTGGCGAAGAACCAAGCCGACTTCATCGCCGGCACGGGTGAGGCCCGCATGGCCTTCCAGGCGCTGGGGATCACGCAAGAGCAGATGATCGCGCTGAACGGCGACACGGCGAAGATCTTCGACCTGGTAGCCGGGAAGCTTGCGACATACGGAGACGACGCGAACAAGACCGCGCTCGCCATGAAGATATTCGGCGAGTCTGGAAAGCTGTTGATCCCGCTTATCAACGATCTGGAGAGGACGAGGAAGGAAGCGGAGTTACTCGGGCGCGTCATCGATCAGGACACCTCGAACGCCGCCACGAGATTCAACGACAACCTGACAAAGATGGGGGTGGTGGTACAGGGCGTGGGCCTGAACATCGCGCGCGGGGTACTGCCGACGCTGGAGTCCATGTCAGAGCGCATGCTCAAGGCGGCGATGGACACCGAGGGCCTCGGCAAGGCCGGGGCCATCGCGAATGCCGGGCTGAAGCTGTTGGCGAACGTCGGCACGATCATCACCACGATCTTTCAGATAGCTGGAGAAACGCTCGGCGGGTTCGGGGCGATGGTCGTTCAGATCCTAACTGGTCGCTTTGGCGAGGCGGCCGAGACTTCGAAGAACATCTTCATCGACTGGCAGGAGCGCGTGAACGAAGCCGTGCGCTCCATAGATGATACCTGGGACACGACCGCCGGCAGCATCGTCCTGAAGGCGCCGGAGACCGCGAAGAAACTCGCTGCTCCTGCGTTGCAGGCAGTTGGCCACACCGAGAAGGCCGCCGCTGCGATGCGCGCGGCGATCATGCGGGTGCACGACGATGCCACGGCGGCGATGGAAGCCGACATAGAGATCCAGAAGCGCCAGCAGGACGAGATAGAGAAGCTCGCCGAAGCCCGCGCCAGTTCCATGATGGAGGGCGCAACCGAGACTGAAGTACAGCAGCGACTTACCGAGGATCTGTACGACAGCCAGATACGGCTCAGCGCCGGCATCAGGAGCGCGGACCGCTCGGCGCAGGACTTCGGGTTCGTCTTCAACTCCGCTCTCGAGGACGCGATCATCAACGGGGAGAAGCTCTCGGTAGTGATGAGGGCATTGGCCCAGGACATCGCGCGGGCGATGCTGAGGCAGAGCGTGACGCAACCTCTTGCCGGAGCGGCAGGGAATTTCATTTCCAACCTCTTCGGCGGTGTTGGGGATGGGACTGCGGCGGCCGGCAGGATGGACCTCGGGGGACTGGACTTCAGCGGCATTCCGGCTTTCGCTTCGGGGACGAACTTCGTTCCGAAGACCGGGCTTGCGGTAGTGCACGCGGGGGAACGCATTGTCTCCGCAGAAGATAACCGTGGCGGCGGTGGATTCACGATCAACAACAACATTCACGTCGAGGCCGGCGCCTCCATATCCGACGTGCGCGCGGCGGTCGAGCAGGGGAACCGCCGCACCATCTCCACCATCAGGGAACTGAACCGCCGATGAGCATCAGCTATCCCTTGAGCCTGCCGTCGAACGGCGGAATACGCAGGGTGACGTTCCGGCACCGCTCGGCTGTTTCTCTTTCCCGATCGCCGTTCAGCTTTGCTTCGCAAGCTTTCGCGCACGACGGCGACCTGTGGATGGCATCGCTGGAATTCAGGGCGATGGACCGGGAGGATGCGGAAGCGTGGATCGCCTGGAGACTTTCATTGAACGGCCAGGAGGGGACGTTCCTTCTCGGCGACCCGAAGTACACGACCCCGCGGGGGACGTGGGCCGATGCTTCTCCGGTGCTCGACGGCGCGCATGCGGCGGGAGTGAAGACGATATCCGTTCTCGGAATCGACGGGCTGACGGTTGAAGCGGGGGACAAGTTTCAGGTGGGCTCCGGATCTACGGCGCACTTGCACATGGTGGTGCAGAGCGTGACTCATCCTGGGGGCTCTCCCTCGACGGCTATCGACCTCGAGATCTGGCCGCGGCTGAGAGCGGCTTTGACGGATCAAGCCGCGTTGACGCTCACCAGTCCGAAGGGGTTATTTCGCCTCGCGGTAAATGAAAACGAGTGGGAAGTCGACCCGGAAGAAGATCACATGCTCTCGCCGCTCAACTGCATAGAGGCGATATAGATGGCCCGTAACCTTACCGACGCCGTAGCGGCCGCCGCGCATGCGGCGCTCGTGCGGCCTCGCATTTTCTATGAGGGCGAATTCGCGAGCGGAACGCTGAACCTGTGGTCCGGAATCGGCCCTATCGATTGGGACGGGAAAACCTGGACCGGCGCCGGGCAGATGCTCGGCATTGGGATGATCGGGGAGACGTCGGAATTGCGGGCGGTGGGTTTCGAGGTAAGCCTATCCGGGGAAGCGACGGCGATGCTCTCGGCGAACCTTGGAAACGCAAGGCAGGGGCTTCCGGGGATGGTGTGGCTGGGATTCATGGAGCCGGAGATCGTGGACTTCGACTTCACCCAAGCCACGCTACAGGCTCAGGTGGGGGCCGGGGTGGCGGAGATCACGTTCACGCGAAGCGGCGCCACCGCGACGCGCGTCAACGCTTCGGGCCTGATCGAGACCGTCGCCGCCGACACCCCGCGCTTCGACTACGACCCGGTGACACTGGCGATCAAGGGGCTGCTGATCGAAGAGGCGCGGACGAATCTCTGCTTGCAGAGCAATGCCTTCACGACGACTTGGGCTGATACCGGTGGCGGCGCGTCTCCTGTGCAGGATGCCGATGGTCCCTTGGGCGCTGGAACCGCATGGACTCTGACCGACGATGATGCTGGCGCGTTTGAGGGGCGCGCGCAGAGCTGGACGGTAGCGAATGATTCGCTGATCCACGTCTTTTCTATCTACATCGAGAAGACCGTTTCCGCCCCAAGCGCCTTCGGGGTTAACTTCTCGCTATCCGGTGGCACGGGGATCAGCCACAACATCCGGCTGAACACGAACAGCGGTAATGTGACGGGCGGCGGTAACCCCTTTGTGGAGGACAAGGGGGACTTCTGGCGCCTGGTGTGCAGCATTACGAACAACAGCACTGGCAACACAACGTTGAGCGTTGGCATCTTCCCGGCAACGCGTGCCAACGTTGGAGATACGCCTGGCGGCCCTGATAGTGCCGCAGCTACTGGTTCTGCCGTGGTGAGCGCGGCGCAATTGGAAAAGGCTGCGTTCCATAGCAGTTACATCCCGACCACGACCGCCGCCGTCACCCGCAACGCCGACGTTGCCACGGTCTCGGACATCAGCGGGTTCTTCAACGCGAGCGAGGGGACGCTTGTTGGGGAGGCGATAACTGCGCCAGCGTGGCCGACGACTCAGTACATCGCGACGTTCTCTGATGGAACGGGTAATGAGCGCCTAAGCTTGTTCCGCTCATCAGAGACCGCGATGTCTGGTCTTGCGATTGATGGTGGCGTTACGCAAGCGTCGCCAGCAAATTCAGGGACTAGCAACTCCGCATTAGTTCGCGCTGCGTTCGCATACAAGGTCAACGACTTCGCCGCATCGACGAACGGTAGCGCTATCACCGCGGATACGTCCGGCACGCTCCCGACGGTATCTCAACTGCAGATTGGTAAGAGCGGCGCTAACTCACAGGCGTGGAACGGCCACCTCCGCCGCTTCACCTACTACCCCCGCCGGCTGTCGAATGCGCAGTTGCAGGAACTTTCCGGAAACGAACACGGCGACTTCCGCTACGGCGTAGAGCGCATCATCGCCGACCCCTTCAAGTGCTTTGAAGGCCGCTTCGACGTCCCGGACATCGTGGACGAAGGGGCGAGGGCGACTATCTCGGCGCGCTACGAATCCAGGTTGATCGACCTCGACCGCGTAAGGGCACGTCGCTACACCGACGAAGACCAGAAACTCGACTACCCCACGGACAAGGGCTTCGAGTACGTCCCCAGCCTTCAGGACGCGCAGATACCGTGGGGCAATGGGGTATCTACCCTATCGCTTGCCGGGCGCGCCATACGGCGTCAGCAGGCCGCCTTCAACCGCAATCAATCTGGCGCCGGCGGCGGTCCAACGATTTAACCCATGAGACTCGAAGGCTGGGAAGGACGCCTCGTGCAGGTTATCGAGGCGGCCCGGCATCGCCCCTACGTACTCGGAGAACACGACTGTTTCCGCGTTGCGTGTCAAGCGGTAGAGGCTCTGACGGGAGAGGACAAGTGGCCGGAGTTCGCGGGACGTTATTCCACCGAACGCGAAGCGCTTCACCTTCTCGCGCAGCACGGCCACAGCTTCGAGGAATCATTCGACTGGTTCTTCTCGGTCAAGCATAGCGACGTGCGGCTCGCGCGCCGCGGCGACATCGTGGCTCTTGCAAACGGAGGGCAGAAGCACCTCGGGGTGTGCGAGGGGGCGCTTGTTGCAGCCCTTGGACCGGATGGACTCGTGCGCGTGCCGCTTCTCGAATGCCTTTGCTGCTGGCGGATAGGATAGATGCCGACTTCCATCGTAATCGCCGTCGCCGCCAGTTACGTCAGCGCCAGCGTGCTGGTGGCCTACGGCGCATTTTTCGCTGCCGTGGCCGGCGCCCTTACGGCAACAGTCCTGTCTGCGGTATTCGCGCGGCCGGAAAAGCAGGGCTTCGCAGACCTCGCCTCCGACAGGCTCATCACCGTCCGACAACCCATCGGCCCGTGGCAGTGGATCTACGGCGAAGCCCGCGTCGGCGGCTTCATCAGTTTCTTGGAGATGACCGAATCGAATAAGTACCTGCACATGGTGGTGACTCTTGCGGGCCACGAGTGCGAGGAAATAAGCGAGATCTGGTTCGACGACGAACTCGTCCCGCTTGATGTCGACGGCAACGCTACAGGAGACAGATGGTCGGACGAGGAAACGTCGTTCGTCGTAATCAAAAAGTCGCTCGGCGATGAGGCTGATGGGATACAGCCCTTCCCCGAGCTCGTCGCCGCCTCTGCCTCGAAGTGGACGAACGACCACAGGCAAACCGGCCGCGCGAAACTCTATGTCCGGCTCGAGTGGCAACCCGAAGTCTTCCCGAGCGGCATCCCGCAAATCAGTTGCGTGATGAAGGGGAGAAAGGTCATCGAC